GACTGATGAGCAAAAGATGATGGTAAATCATATTAACGACATTCAGAACAAACAGAACAGCAATCAGTTTATGGCTGACCAGTTATCTGTTGGTAAGGAAGCGTTTATCAATATGCTTAGGCAATCATTAGCTAAACCTGAAGAGGTAGAAGTAGCATAATGTTGATTAGGAAAAGTTCTCAGGGTTTTGATTTAAAACTTTATAAGAATACTACTCCAAGTGTTACTCGTACTAAGAAGTATCCTAATGGTGATGTTGAAACCCTGACTTATCCTAGTCGATATAAATACTTTTTAGTATTAGATGGTGAGATAGTTAGAAGAAGTGATAGCTGGGAAACTATTGAACAGCTCTATGTTGATGAATGTCAATCTAGACATGGAGGAGGAACTGGTAGAATGATAGTAGGTAAGCATAAACTAGTAAACCATGTAATAACAAAATTATGAATGATACAATAATAAAATTAAAAAATGGAGACTTTGAAGTTGTTAGTACAAGTTATAATATCCCTGTTCAGTATATTTATGTTAAGTAGCTGCACAAGTGGTTGGTCAGTTGGTAGTTTTGAATTGAGTCCAGAAGATTCTATGTATACATTTTTAGAAGTTATGGATCAAGATTCTACATCACATTTTTATGCAGACAGAGTAAGAATTAATTCAGACAACTGGTGCTTTACGCACAATCAATGGGAATCCGTTAAGGAACATGAGTGAAAATCTCAAAACCGCTAGAAGCTACAGAGGTACTGTTGTGGATGATAACGCTGTTCTCAGTATCAATATCCGTTGGCTTGGACAAATTCTTATTCTTGTTGGTACTTTCGTGTATGGTTACTATAGGGTCGAGACTCGATTGGCAATGCTTGAAGATAGCTTTGCTGATGCAGATCAACGCATTGGGGACTTACTTGATAAACATATCGTGGAAGAACGGATTGAGCGAGAAGAGTTGGCAGAGAAAGTAAAGTTTTACGAAAAAGAAATAAATCTTAATCCAATGAGTTGGGGTAAAAAGCGGAGAAAATAATGGATTTTATGGCAGTATACGGAGAAGCAGGAATGATAGGCGTAGTAGGTATTATGTTTATGTACCTTGTTATATCTTTGTCAAAACAATCAACTGCACAACAAGAATCATTAAAAAATTTAGAAATAGAAAATAAAGGTCAATCTGAAAGTATTAACAACATGGAAGGAATGATAATAAAATTAATTAGTAGATGGAATGAATCAGACGCTGTTAGAGATAGAAGGTATGAACAGATGATGGAAGCTGTATCTGATTTAGAAAAACAGCTATCAAGGATGGATGGTATTATGTCACGAATGAATGGCAACGGAAGGCACTAATGGATACATTAAAAGTCTCAAGTGGAAGTTTTGGTAGCATGGCAATTGTGTTCATGGATCTACTTCCGTACACACTAGGTATTATTATTGCTTTAATGAATATTGTATACCTATATTATAAAATTAAAAAAACAAAGGAGTCGTAATGGAATGGCTAACTTTAAATTGGGAATGGGTGTTACTTGCATTTATGATATTAGAAAAAATTGTAAAGATGTCTCCAAGTGATAAGGATGATATATTGCTAGATGTTGTATTTCAAGGTTTAACTAAAATAGTAAAGAAGGAAGAAAAATGATTAAAAGATACATTAAAGGTCAAGTAAAAAAATATGGCGTAAAAGGATTTGTTATTAAAGTATTAGAGTTAATTGCAAAAGTTACTCCTTCTAAAGAAGATGATAAACTTGTAGCTAAAATTAAAGTATTTGTAGCGGAACTGTAGTGGCTACTAAAAAGAAATCTCCTGCATGGACACGCAAAGCTGGTAAAAATCCTAAAGGTGGATTAAATGCTAAAGGTAGGGCTAGTTATAAAAAATCAACTGGTGGTACGTTAAAAGCTCCTGTTAAATCAGGGGACAATCCTCGTAGAGCTTCTTTTCTAGCACGTATGGGAGGAATGGCAGGCCCCGAAAAAAAAGATGGGAAACCTACTAGGCTTCTTTTATCATTAAGAGCTTGGGGTGCTAGTTCTAAAGCAGATGCAAAAAAGAAAGCTGCTGGTATTAGTAAACGAAATAAAGCAAAAAAAGGAAAGAAATAATTATGGCTACAAAGAAAAAGAAAGGTTTGTATGCAAATATACATGCAAAACGTAAAAGAATTAAAGCTGGTAGCAATGAGAAGATGAAAAAAGCAGGATCTAAAGGTGCACCTACAGCTAAGAATTTTAAAGCAGCTGCTAAAACAGCTAAGAAAAGGAAGAAAAAATAATGCCATACGGAAAGGGAAGTTATGGGAGTAAACGTGGAAGACCTCCTAAAAAGAAAAAAGTTATGCCTAAAAAGACATCGCCTAAAAAGAAAAGATAATGCCAAAGTTTGGAAAAAGATCAAAAAAACGATTAGAAGGTTTAGACTCAAGATTAATTGATATACTTGATGAGCTTATTAAAATAATGGATATTACCATTATAGAAGGACTTCGCAGTGCCGAAACTCAAAATAAATACTATCTTGACAATAAAAGTAAGTTAGATGGCTATAAGAAAAAAAGTAATCATCAGACTGGTCGTGCAGTCGATCTTGCACCTTATCCTGTAGATTGGAAAAATACAAAACGATTTTATTATATGGGTGGAATGATACGAGGAATAGCAAAAGAAAGAAATATAAAGATTCGTTGGGGTGGAGATTGGGATAGTGATGGTGAGACTAAAGATCAAACATTTATGGATTTAGTCCATATAGAAGTTTTGAATTAATAATGGGAGTTACGTTTGAAGATTAAGCACAGAGTAGTTGTTTTTCCTGATATACATTTTCCTAATGAAGATAAAAAAGCATTTGGTTGTGCGTTAAATGTTATTAAAGCAGTAGAACCAACAGCATTTTTATTGATAGGAGATTTTGCAGATGGAGAATCAGTTAGTCATTGGCAATGGTCAAAAAAGAAAAGACCCCCTACGGAATATCAATTGCCAGCTATATATAAAGAAATTAAAGAGGTTAACAACGGATTAGATAAAATAGATAATGCATTAAAAAAAGTAGGGTGTAGTAAAAAAATTCTTGCACAAGGAAATCATGAATTATGGTTTGATCATTTTGTATCAGAGAATCCTTATTTACCTGAAATTGGTTCTAGGAAAGCATTTAAAATTGATGAACGTGGTTACGAATGGCATCCATATGGAGAAGTATTTAAAGTTCTGGGTAGTAAGCTATATGCATATCATGGTGGACATTACATGGGGATAGCACATGCTAGAACTCATGCATTGCAATTAGGTTGCAATGTTATTTATGGTCATACGCATGATAGTCAAAAAGCCACTGTTCAACATATTGATGGTGCTCATATGGCGTATTCGTTAGGTTGTTTAACAGACATGTCTAAGAGTTATTTAAAAGGCAGACCTACAAACTGGAGTCATAATGTTGCTATCTTAGATATATTTACAAATAATAATTTTAACTTAGTAGTTCTAGATATAGTTAATGGTACTACTAGCTATGGTGGAGATGTAATTAGTGCCTAAAGAACTACATGAAATATCTCAATTTATAACAGGTACAATCACAAGTCCCAGTGAACGTGATATACCTGATGATGCAGCTTCTTATAGTTTAAATATAGATCCTACAACACAAGATGGTGTATTACAAGGTGTACCTGAAGATGAAAACATTGAATATGTTTCTAATAGTGAAACAGGAGCAAAAAGTGATTTAGCTGTAAATGCCACTTCTATGGCTATAATAAATGATAGTGGATCAAGAGATTTAATTTATTTTGATGATAGCGATGATAAAATAAAAAAAGTTGATTCAGTAGAAGGTGCTCAAACTGCATCAGCTGCTTTATCTAGCACAGCGGAAAGTAAAAGCGTTACTCCTACAATGCAGGTTAATAACAAAGAAGTGCATATTGGTATGGGATCTGCTGAAGCTAATAAACCGCTATGGGCAGGGCATATTAAACATAGTCAATTTGGAACTACGTATTCTGGGTTGCAACTAGAAGATGCTGAATTAGCTGATCCTTCTGCATTTCCAGATATATATCAATTTATAGAAATAGGAAGTTTTATTTATGGTATTGAATGGCAAGGTCAATATGTTTATAAATTTTCAAATTCTGATACTCCAAAATTTATTGAAAAGTCTGATCAGATATTTAGCAAAACTCAAGGTATATCAGCACGTGCTAATGGTGGAATGTGGATATTAGATGTACTTGGTTCTTCTACAAACATTCATGTTTGCGATGCTGATGATATAATTTCTGAATTTTCAGTAGCTATTACACATAATGTTAAATATTCAGATATACTAGAAATGGGTTCTTATTTATGGTTTAATATTTATTCTGATAGTTCTACTACAGCAGCTATTTTAAAAAATGAACCTATAGCGGATTTAATAGCAGGAGCAGGTTCTCAAACACCAGCTACACGAACTCCATTTTCAGGAGATTCAGATAATCCAGCTAACGACCAACAAGGGGAATGGTTAGCTGCAAATGAGCATGACGGTGCTGCCTTAGATGTTCATTTTGTTTCTGGAAAGACATGCTTAATGGATATTGGGAATACAGGATATATTGGTTGGGGTGTTGTTGTACGTTCAACCGCTTCAGCTAGTGCTAGCGTGTATCATAGATTTGGAAGCAGTTCTGGAAATATTGCTGAGTATAGAACTATACTGTTTGCAGTTAAAGCTACATCAGCTAATCAAAGTCTTACAAAAGATGGCAATAGTAAAATATATAAACTAGAAAGTGCAAATGATTATTTAAATAATTTTTCTAATACAATGTTTTCATTTACTGGAAAACAAAGCGGTAAAATTATAATTAGTTACGGATCTACTTCTGGTACTACTAGTACTGTAAATGATGGAACTATGATTGACATGGATTCAGCTTCAAACGGAAACAATATAGATATGGGTTCTAATACAACACTACAATTAGCGAGTGGTTGTGTTTTTAATATATCTAATAAAGTTATTGGTTTTTCTGGATCTAACAATGGTCAAATGTTACGAGGAAGTGCAATAGATAGTTTAACTCAAACTTTAGAAACAAATGTAAATTTAGAATTTTCAAGTTCTAATATTGACTACGGACATAGTGGCTCAGTATGGACATCTGGAGCAAGAACTGGTTTTGAAACTTCTGGTTACTCTTATTTTTACAAAGTTTCTTTTCTTTATGATGGGTATCAGGAAACTCCTTTAAGCGATGAGTTTAAAGTAGACAATAGTATTTTAGCTGGAGATGGCAGACCTGTAGACATTAAAATACAATTAAAAAATTTAGGATTGTTTAACAAAAGAATCTCTCACGTTAATTTATACAGAGCTCACGCTGATTCAAGTAGTGAATTTAGTGAGCCTGAAGGATTTTATAGGTTAGTAGAAAGTTATAGACTTAACTCTTCTTTTGCTTCTGTATCTGCTTCTAGTCCTTGGAGTAATTATAGACAAAAAACAGTACGTGATATTAATGTAGCTGGTGCAAGTTACGAAGCAAGGACAGGTTTATCTGAAGTAATAACAAACATAACACCTAACTATTCTGTAAGCACTCAATTAAACAATCAAATGTTTATTGGAAACGTCTATCAAAAAGATTTAGAAGAGTATAGTAATTACATTTATAAATCAAAGCCTTATAATTTTGATCAATACAATTACTTAGAAGATTTTTTATCTCTTCCTACAACTCCTACAGCACTAGCAAGTTTTAATGGCAGGATATATGCGTTTGATGAAAACAATATGTATCAGATAGAGCCTAACAATTTATATATAGAAGATACCATTGAAGGTAAAGGTTGTATAAGTCAACACTCCGTATTTGTTAATGATTACGGAATGTGTTTTGCTGATAAAAATAATATTTATTTACATGATGGCAAAAGACCTATTGCTATAGGAGATTCTATTTTACGTGGCGATACGTATGCATGGGAAAATAGAAACACTGCATATAAGCCTGTTATTACTTTTGATTCATTTAGAAAATCATATATTATATTTTTTAGAATAAGTAGTAGTTATTACTCTTGGTCATACAATATACTTCGTAAGCGATGGGATCTTTGGAAGTTTCATGCTAGTACTATTCCTCAATCAGCTGTAATAGGGAAAGAAGGAGAGATGCTTGTAAGCAACGGAACTAACCTTGTTCATTACCTTGGACATGCAAGTAATAAACGTTCATGGGATTGGAAAAGTAAGAAGTTAAATATGAGGCAGAACACAGGAGATAAAAGTTTTAAAAATTTAAACATAGTAGGTACACCTACAGGAGCATTAAACAATAACTCTAGTGGTGGTATTTACGCATACAAAGATAGTGATGCACAATTATCTATGACCTCTATAACAGGGTTAACAGATATTAATTTAAACAACACAAGGTCTAAACATTTACAAATACAATTTACAGCTCAAACAAGTTCTGTAGATGCTATTGGTACTGTGTTTAGAAGACATATTTTATTATCTAAATCATAATGGCTATATCTAAAAAAAGAGCACCAAGAATAGACGATGCACAACTCAATAGAGTTATATCAAAAATATATGACGATATTAATGAACTAATTAATGCTGTTAATAAAGGAGATGTATCTACAAACATAGATAACTATCTTGGTAAAGAAGGTGATTTAAGGTTAGTAAAAGAATCAGATGGTACATATGAAATACAGGGAAAGACTAAAGAAGGTTGGTCTTTTGTTAAAACAGAATTTAAACAAAAATAAGTAGAGGTAACTATGGGAATATTTGACACTTTTTTAAATCCGTATGGACAAATATATGATGCAATAAAACCACAAGATATTAATCAAAATTTTTCTTTTAATATGAAAAGTTCTGATTACACTACAGATCCTAATATGTTAGCATCTATTAATAATTTAAATAGTACTGCTGGAAGACTTGGATCTTTAGGTGGGCAGTTTACTCAAACATATCAAGATATGCTTAATCCAAACTCTGCTATGAATCAAAGACAGTTTGGTCAGTTAAGAAATCAAATAGGCGATGCTAATGCTCAAACAAACAGAAACATGAATCAATCTCTAGCTTCTAGAGGTATGGGTAATGGCGGTATGGCTAACTTATTAGGAGCAGCAAACTTAAATAGATCAGGGGAACAAGTTCGTCAAGGAATGGGAAATATTTTAAATCAAAATCAAAATGCAGCTCAAGGTTTTGGTAACCTAGCTATGGGAGCTTTAGGGCAACAAGCAGGAGCTTATGGACAAGCTGGTCAATTTAGTTCAACAATAGACGCAAGAACACTTCAAAACGATCAGTTTAATGTTAACAATGAAAATCAATATAATCAAATGTTAAACATGGCAAACTACAATCAACAAGTTCAAAATCAGAATGCACAAGGTAGTTTTACTAATTCATTACTTGGGTTAGCTGGTGGAGCAGCATCTGTTGCACCATTACTGTTTTCAGATCGAAACCTTAAAACAAATATAGAGTTAACTGGAGTATCTGATTCTGGAATTAATATTTACGAGTTTAATTATAAAGATACAACATATGGTAAAGGAAGATACGAAGGAGTTATGGCTCAAGAAGTACCTAGTGCTTCTGTAATGGATAATGGAGTGTTAAAAGTAGATTATTCTAAAATAGATGTAAACTTTAGGAGGATAGCATAATGGCTATATCAGTACCACAAATGCAACAAAGATTTACTGGATATGACTTTGGTCAAAATACAGCTCGTAATCTTTTGGATGCAGTACGTATGAAAAATCAAAATGAAATGCAAATGAGACAAATGGAGTTACAAAAAGATTTGTTAAGTGCACGATTAACATCTGCTGAGGATATGCAAGAAAAACAGATTGACGCTACTGATAAATTAACTAGCAAACAGTTAAGAACTAGATATAACATAGCTAAGATGGGAGATAACACATCAAGAGACTTAGCAGCTGATTCAAATCAACTTGCTAGAGATTTACAATCAGGTAAGTTAGATTGGCAAACTCTTAATAGAGAAGATAAACAAATGTTTGAAAAACTTGCTCAACAACGTGGTTTTACAAATGCAGAAAGTATGTTAAGAACAGAATTAGACGCACAAGCAGAAAGGCAAGATAAAGATATATCTTTTAGAGATAAACAATTAAATTTTCAAAAAGAGATAGAAAGAGGTCAGTTAGCTTTAAGTAGAAATAGGCTGGGATTTAATAAAGAAATGGGAAGAAATAATCTTGGACTTGGTTTTGCTAGATTAGATCAAAATGAAAGTCAATTTGGGAGAAGTTTAGATCAAAAAGACAAACAGTTTGGTATGAGTTTTGGAGAAAACCAAAGACAATTTAATATAGGAAACGAATATAGAGCTGCTGGAGAAAAAAGATTTGCTGATGATTTTGCTATGAAAATAGCAACAATTAAAGCACAAAATCAACTTGCTAGAGACAAGCAGAAAGAAATTGAAGAAAAGGAGATTTTTCAAAAAGAAATAAATAGAGGAATAGAAGATACTAATCTTCTTCAAAAAGCTATTGATTTTCTTCCTTTTACTAAATCTACAGAAACAAGAGTTAATGAACAGGTTTATAATAGAGGTGGAGAGCCTTTTAAAGCTTATCCTCCTTCTTATTATTACAAACAAGAACCAAACGCTATGCTTAATTCTAATAGTTTACTTAATTTACAAAATAATCCATTGTTTATGAGTAATCAAAGAGCATTAGGGATGCAATACTTACAACAGCCGCCTAATTTTTAAGGAGTTAATAATGAATATAGATCCAACAAGAGCAATGATGCTTATACAAGACTACAATAATGATCCTAGAAAATATAGCGATAAAGATGCGTTACTTGTTTCTGCTTTATCAAAACAATTAGGGATGCCATTTGAACGTGAAAGTAAAGCTGGTAGAAAATTTTTATTTGATGCAGTTGACACTGCATTATTAGGAATGATTCCTAATAGTCTAAGACCAAAGTCACGAGGTGAAGAAGTATACGGAGAAAACTTTTTTGAAAAATTAGGTGGTGGTGCAGGTAGTTTATTAGGATTAGCTACAAGTGGAACTGGAGCGTTTATAGCAGGTAGAGGTATAGTTAGAAGTCCTGCCTTAAGGAATGTCGCTAAGAATACAAAAAATAGATCTATTGATACTGTTCGCAATCAATTAAATCCTTTTGAAAATATTGGTAACATAAGACTTACTCCTGATGATGTAAGATTTGGTTTATAATATATGGCATCACCCTATGATATTATTAAAGTAGAAAATTTAATAACTACTTATAGAACCAATCCTACAATGTTTAATGACGATCAACTTGATGAGTTGGAACGTCTAGCAAAACAAAACAATATAAAGTTTAAACGATCTCAAAGTGAGTTTAGTTTACAGCGTGGCTTACAACAAGCTCAGGCTGGTTTTATTGAAGGTCTTACTACTTTTGATCTTATCCCTAAAGAACCTCGTAATACAGGCGAAGCAATTTTTAGACAACTTGGTCATTTAGCAGGATTTGCTCCTGCTATATTAAAAGCACCTGTTGTTGGACTAGCTAAAGTTGCGGCTAAAGCTACTGGTAAAAAAACCAGTGAAGTTTTAGGCGGTACAATTACTCGTGGAGTAATGGATAGTATAGATGCTTTAGATAAAATTGCTTTACCTATGGTTGGTTCTAGAGCTACTAAAAAATTATTTGATAAAGGGTTAGCAAAAAGTGGTGCAGATACATTAGACTTTTTAAAACAAGGTTCACGTACTAGAGCCATTACAGAGGAAGCGTTAGGATTAGCATCTGCTAGTGCTATAAGTAACGTATGGAAAGGTCAAGATGCTATTGTTGATTCTTATATTGGTGGAGCCATTGCAGGAGGAGCATTTGGTGGTATTGGTAATTTTGTATCTTTAGGTAAATTTTATAAAGGGAATCCTGAACAAGTAGACAGAGCTAATAAATTATTACGTGCTGGAGTTGCTAGTGCGTTTATGGGAGTACCTTCTACTCTTCGTAATGATCCTACAGAAATGCAAATTTATGAATATTTATTAGGTGGATTTTTTGGTTACAATACTAGACCTGCTAAAGAAACAGAAGCTGGTAAATGGATAAATCAAAATAGAAATGCTGAAGAAATATTTAAACCAGAAAAATCAGAAGATTGGACTAAAGTAAGTAAGGATGCACAAGAATATATTCTTCGTGAACACCCTATGACTAAAGAGTCTAATTCTGAGGGGCATGGTGGTAGCACAGGAGCATCTTTACAATGGCTTGAGGCTTGGGCAAAGCGTACAAATAAAAAGCCTTTATTCAGGCAATCTGCTATTAGGCATTTTGAAAAAAATAAAATTGAATATACAGAAAAAGATATACAAGATTATTACCGAACTAAAGCGGCAGAGATTTATACAGCTGAACGTGGTATTATAGAAAATGCTACTATAATTAGTAACTCTATAATAAACGATGCTAGGCTAGATAGAATAGACAACGTAGAAAAAGAATTAGTCAACATAAAAGAATTGTCTAGTAAAATAAATAAAGTAGATAAAAAACTTGGCACAACAAGTGAGATAGGTAAGTTTATTAACGAACAAGCAGAAGCATCTATTAAAGATAATATTGCTGATGTGGAAGTGTTTATGGATTCTATAAAAACAAAATATGGAAACCAAGTAGCGAAAGATCGTAATTCTGAAATGCGTAGTTGGTATCGTAATAGAGTACAACCTTTTCAACCAATGGATGTTGTTACACTTACAGATGGAAAGCTTACTTCTTATCGTAAAATAACAAACGATAAAGTAGGAGATGTTTCTATAGGTGAGAAATATGAACGTATGCCTATACAATATTTGGTTCCTGAAGCTGAAGTCCAGTTAATGACTCATGTAGTTAAAGAAAATGCTGGTATAAAAAAAGCGGTTAAGATAATGGATCAAAGTCTTGTTAAAGGAAACATTGAATATTCATTATCTCCTAACGAACTTCGCTTAGTCCAAGATTCATTAGCTGAGCAAGGTCGTTATATTATTAGTGGAGTAAAAGATAAAGATTTTGTAATGACTAGTAAGTTTAGAGATGAAAGCTATACGCTAGACAATGTTTTAGATTTACTTAGTAATAATAAACGTCTACCTAAAAATAAACGTATATCTAAATCTGAATTAGAAGAAACATATAAACGATCTTTAGTTAAAGAAAAAGAACTATTAGGTGACACTCTAGAAGTAGAGCAGTTACATGAACGTAAATGGATTTCTAATGTAGTAAACTTTGCAGAAATGAATAACCTACCAATGGAACGAATATCTACTATATTTAATCCTGATTATAATTATGGTAGAAGTGTTGCAGATTTTAACAAAAGAATTACTCTAATGGGTAATCGAATGACTCCTATGGTTGCATCTAGTTTTAAAAACATAGAAGGTACGAATAATGGTAAAAAGTTAAATGTTCTAATTGTAAAAGACAAAAATACAAATGGTAGTTCTGATGTAGATGGATCAATGGAGTATCGTTCTGATGTTACAGATGCAGTATTAAATGCTATGGGTAGAGATGTTAAAGTTACAGGACATTTTAAACCAGTTATTGCAGCTAAAACAGAAAAAGGTTTTTTAGCAACTAAATCTAATGGACAACTGCCATTTCCTAATTTAAATGAGTGGATGAAAGTAAATAACATACATGTTATTATGCCTGAAAGTTCTGCAAAACTACGAGGTGCTAACGAAATATCTAATTTAACTTATAAAAATGGTAAGTATTCTATAGATAAATTTAATACTATAGAAATACCTATTGATACATTGCAAGTCAGTTCTGGTACATATGAAAATACGTACAAAGATACTCGTAAAGGTACTGGTTTACCTATGCAATTTTGGAGTCAAGCAAACGAACAACAAGCAAAAGGTTTTTCTGATTCTTATATAAAAAACGTTTTAATGCCTTCTATAAATGGTACAGAAANAAGCGTTAAGATTGTANATAATTTTAAAACAANTAAAGANATAAAAGAGTTTTCTAANGAATACGAAAAAGCAGAATTGAAGTTAGAAGAACTACCTTTAGATTTTGTATTAGAAAAATTAACAGTAGAGCCTGATACTCCAATAGGAAAGTTTTTATCTGATAGGTTAATGAAATTAGATTTAAAAGGAGAGTTAGAAAAAACTGCAAACGAATCTTTTGAATTTGATTCAGATTCTGCATTTAGAGAATATCATGATGTAAATAGATTATTGGCTAATGCATTAGAAGGAACGTTTGTAGCAAAACATTCTATGACGTTTAATAAAAACAATTATTTTAACGCATTGCGTAAATACGTAACAAAACGTATGTCTAATCCTCATATTGAAACTGCTGGTAAGTCTTGGTTAAAGGGTTATAGACCTGAGATGTTAAACTATGCTGACATAGATCCTTATTCTATTACTCAAACCACTATAGTAAAGCCTGATTCAGCAAATTCTATAAATATAATGAGGGGCTCTAAGTATGGAAACCCTTTTATCATACCCTCTGTTTACGATAAGAGTCCATCTTATTATAAAAATAAAAGATTTATAAGAACTGGGAGCACAAAAGAAGCTATAGAAAGATACGAAAGTTGGTTAAGGGGTAAAACTGACAAAGGATATATGCCAGATAAAAGAGATGTAATATTAAACGATATTAGATCTGGAAAATTATCTGGTAGACCCCTAGGTTATTTTAAACCTGAAGCAAAAGATAGCCATGCAGTTCGATTAGTTAAGCTTATTAATGAATGGTCTCCAAGAACTTTGAAAGAGGGGGAAATATATCTTGACAACGGTTTTCGAGAAATGCCTGTGGTATTGTTCGGTGAACGATACACTCTTGGCAAGATTTGGGATATGTATACTGGGAAAGAACCCATGCCTGAAGGTGTTAAAACTCCAACTAAGGCAGAGTGGAATGACGTGTTTACTTTGCTTGCTATTCGTACACCAGCTGACTCGATGTCTGGTACTCGTAAATTACGATTCAGAGGTTTTACAAATCAGAAAGGGGCGGGTTCTTTCACCCATCACAAAGACAACATCTATCTTGGTGGAGCAGACAAAGATGCAGACAGCATCAAAATATTTCAGAACATAAACAAAGAAGTTATAAAACATTTTGAAAGCGTATCTAAGGAAAGAAGTCACTGGTTTAATAAAAACGGTTCTAAGTCAGACTATCAAATAATGATAGACAAAATGTTTGAAGGAAACCTACCAGAAATATCTGTTAAAGATTATAATAACAATAAAGCTATGATGTTTTCGCCTAGTTTTCGTTTTGAAGCAGCAAGAAATTCTGCAACAGGTAAACAAGGATTAGGATACGGATTATCTGCAAAAATTGCAATGCAAAATATGTATGATTATGTACAAGCAAATGGCGGTAGGGTTTCTTTTGGTAAGCATAAAGTAACGTTACGGACTCAATCACCTGATTCAAGCATAAGTGCCCATAGACATTTTTTAGATTTAGGTACTAAGATTGTTAACGTATCAGCGGATGCCAGTAAGGATCCTAATTTAAAAGCATACAATACATACAGAGATACTTTGTTTAATTCTATTTTTGAAGTAAATAATAAAAAGTTTATTAAATATACAGACTTTATGAAGATGGCTAAAGGCACTGCATTTGAAGCATTGAAAATATCTAACGACAATGTAAAACCTCATCAAAAAATATTTGACAATGAAGGTAATCGTAAGGCTCCAACTTTATTTGAAGCTTTAGAATTAGTAGACTCATCAAATAGAATACTAGAAAAAACAAAAGGTATTAATTCTACAAATCCTAAAATACAATTTGAAATGCAACGTTTAGGTTTTGATAAAGAATCATATCAGTTTAAAAATTTACAAAATGCTCAAAGAGTATTATATGAAAATATATTATCTCCTAATGGTTTGTTTAAAAATATTGAAGGAAATTTTGAAATAAGAAACAATGTAACTTCTAAGGAATTGCAAGATTTTTATAAAATAATTGCTAAAGAGCTTTCATTTGCAACTCCTAAAAGAATAGAAGAATTGTTTAAGGGTGATACAAAAAAGATTGAAGAAGGATTAGATTTTATTGGTAAAGAACTTGGTCAATACGCTACTATAGAATTGTTATCAGACCAGTATGTTAAAGTCCAAACAGAATTTGCAAAACAAAATAAAAATGTTAATAGTGTTTCTGAATTTATTCCTCAGATAAAAGAACGAGCTTATGAAGTAAAGCGATTAGCAGATAAACTTTCTAATAAAAAAGAAAGAGACAATGTTCTTAATAACGATATAGATGCTAAAATAGTAAAGACTCAAAATGAATTATTACAATTAGAACTTGCTCAAAAATTGCCTGAAGGGATGTTGCAGGATTATTTTAATTATTGGTTGTTAAGTCCTATACGTGAATTACAGAAAGGCGTAAACCAACCTCAATATAATAAATTAATTCATGGTTCACCTATGATACCTATGGCTGCTAAAAAAACATTTTATCAACGCATGGATACTATTTATGATCGTGCTATGAAAATGGAAGGTAGTTTAGATATAAAACAAGCTGATATAGAAGCTGTTAAGAATGAAACTACTATTGCAGAAGGCAGAGAGCTTACAACAAAAATAAACGATGCTATTCGTAACAAAAGTTTAGAAGGATTGGCTTTATTTAAAGGTGACCTTAAAGAAATTAAAAAGTTTCAATCTGCAATTGATGTGCATCCAGAAATGAAAAAAGATTTTAACCAATGGTATGAAGGATTTACCTTAAACAACAGTGAGAATTATATAGCTAAAGATGCTACTACATTAGATATTAATGGCATACGTATGGTAAATAGATACTTAGAATCTATAAATACAAATAAAGAATTAGATTTTAAATTAAGTAATTGGTATGTACACCCTAAAACTATAAACGAAAAAATGGTAGCAAAAGGCATGTTTAATAGTTACCATACAATTATTAATGCTCCAGTACAAACCAGTAAAGGTTTTGTTAAAAGAAATGTTAAAGTAGCAGTTTCTCCTGTTGGTAAAATTGCTAATGCTGCTAAAAAAAGTGAAGCAGGATCAGAACGATATAAAAATACTTCTCATGTAGAACGTGCTAAGTTAGAACAAATACATAGTCAGTTGTCTATAGCAGAACAAAAGTTGTATATGGAAAATATATTTAAACTTAGAGAAGGTGAAATAACATTAAATAAACTTGATCCTAAAATAAACAGAGTAAAGTTTGAAAAGTTTAATAATGAAACTACAGACTTTTGGATAAAGCAAGAAAATCAATGGATTACTACAAAAAGTAATAGCAAAAGATTTAATTGGTCAAGTATAGATAAAGATTTTAAGTATGAAAATGTTAACAAATATATTAAATATGATCGTAATGGTAAATTTGATTTTAAAACATTTGAACGTGAAGTTATAAATGCTCGTGAACAAACTAAAAATATAATTAAAGATGTTGGTATAGAAGGAGTATTACGTTATCGTTATGAATATAAGTTAGAAAAATCATTGAAGCATGATAAACCAGAAGATGCAAAAGCGTATCGTGAAAAATACAGAGCTGATAACAAATTTGACATGTTTGTACCACGTAAATATGAAACGTTTATGCATCATTCTTTTAAAAATTCTAATGAAAAGTTATTATTGGAGCAAATAAAATGGTTAGCAGAGCAAAAGAAAACACTACCTAAAGCAGAGTATTTAAGATTAGCGAGACGTATGGAACAGAATAATCCATTTTTTAATTTAAATGATGTAATAGATATAGCATCTTCTACTCCTATAAAAGGAGAATCTAATCTTAGTGTAAATAAAATGTTTGAAAGCCCGTTTCTTGCACAGGGTAATTCTCCTTATAAACGTAGCTTTGATTCTATAATAGATTATCAAAATAATTTAATTTCTGGATATTTTAAAAATATTTTAAAACTAAAAGCTCAAAATGAAATTGATTTATTAGTAAATAATTTTGAATACAAACCAAGTACAAAAGAAGAAAAATATTTTAAAAGCTTATATAAAGGCAGTGCTGGTGCTATACCTGAAAGTTTACGCTATAAAGACTATAAAGATGTATGGACAGATTATGTAAGGCTATATGCTAGAGATGCATTAGGATTTCAGTCTTTTTATAGTGAAAAAATGTTAACTTCTCAAGGAAAACAATTATTACACCTTAATAAAAAGAACATGCATTATGTTACTTCAGATGCTGTAATGATTAAACAATTAGAAAAGTTGTATCAAAAAAAATTAGGCAAAGGAAAGAAAATATCTTTCTTTGACAATCAAGCTGTTCCTAAAGATGGAGAAGCTAGAAAAGAGTATTTTAGTAGAAAGATTCATAATCTTGGAAGATTAGAAGCTCAATACCAATTACTTAGTTTACTAGCAAATACTGGAACGTGGTCTACTAATATATTTGGTGGTGCTACAATGACTGTAGGTAGTGCTGGTGTTAAAAATTATATGAACTCTTTTAATAATGATCGAGTATATAGAACATTACTTTCTGATTCTAAAGGTAAACCTGTATTAAAATTATTTAATGGAGAGTTTGTTAAGAATCGTAAAGAGTTAATGACATATTTAGAAGAACGTGGCGTTATAGAGAACTATATTAAAAACGAGTTTGAATATAATGAAGGCTTAAAAACTCAATTAAAGAATGTAGGTGTTAACATAAAAGATTTTCAGCGTGATTTTATTAAAGCAGCTAAAAGTAAAAAAGGAAATCGTGACGAGAGTGTTCGTGAAGTTGTTAAACGTTACGGTGTTTCAGATGTAATGCTTAATGCTGGTGGATACTTAATGAAACAAAGTGAACGTGTTAATAGATTAAATGCATTTATATCTCATGGTATGCAAGCAGTAGAAGGATTTAAAGAAGCTGGTAAAGATTTATCATTAGCTGATCAATATGTATTTGAACGTGCTGAACGTGGTATTGAAATGACACAGTTTTTATATCAAAATGCAGCAAGACCTGCTTTTATGAGAACGTCTACTGGTAAAGTATTAGGTAGGTTTAAATTATTTGTATTTAATAGTATTCGTATGCGTAAAGAATTTTACAGACAAGCAAAGTTAAATGGTTTTAGAGAAGGAAGTGAATCGTACAATAGATTCAAAGATACTTTTGCTATAGATATGTTTATGTATGCACTAGGTAGTGCGTTTATGTTTAGTTTATTTGACACTACATTACCACCACCTTGGGATTGGGTACAAGCATTAGCTGATTATACATTTGGAGACAAGAAAGAAAAAGAAATGGCTTTTTTTGATTCTAAACTTGGCCCACTAAACGTCCTTAAACCACCTATTGCAAGAGTTCCAGAAGCGTTTGGAGAACTGCTTACAGGAAACGTAGAAGACTTTACTAATTACACTATGTATACTATGTTACCATTTGGTAGAGGTATTAGGCAAATTAAACAATTAGCAGATGACAGACCAAAACGTGGTTTAGAGCGTGCACCTGAAATATTATTACGTTTACCTAATCAACAAGTTCGTAGCAGAATCAAACGAATGAAAGATGAGAACAGAAAACGTAGAGAAATAAAAGAGTATTTAAATTAGTAAAAAAATACAAAAGGATTGTTGTTTAAAATTACTAGGACACAGTAACGTTAAAATAACGAAAGTTACTATGCCCTATTGTTAGTTATTAATATATCTAATTTTATTTTCTAAATATAAAAATAGTTTTACGTACCATTTAGACGTAAGTATTTTATGTTTTGCTCTTAACTTATTAAGAGTTTTTTTATAATAATTACGACTAAGATCTAATTTAGAATTAATTTTTATTAATGTAATATTGTTATTTTTTATTTCATTAAGAATTTTAATAGTTTCTTTTCTTAAATTAAGTTCTTTTTTTAATCTAATTAATTCTTCTGATGGTTTTTCAGGAACTCCATAATGATCAAATACATATTGAAATCCTTTTTTATACATAGGATGTTCCATGTTTTTTTCATGTTCAAACATATTAACTCCTTACCCATTTTAGTGCATCATTTAAACATTTTTTATGACCATAAGCACCATCTAAGTATTTTACTATTTTATTTTCTTTTCTAATAGTGTAACACGATCCTTTAACGTGTAATTCGTATATAGGATAGTATTTTGGTTTTTTAATATAGTAAATCATTGTAAATCCTTTTTTAAACGTCAGCAGGAAAGGTCGAAGGCTAGCGTGTTCTACTGTTTCCTGCTTCAGTTTAGTTAACGTTATTTATTATGATAGTTTCTTCTGTCCATTTTATTTAAATAGTAAAAGATTACAATGCAAAATCCAATAAATAAATTATCAAACACTTGCGTTGTTGCTATTTCATATAATATATATGGTGTCATTTTTTCTCCTTTTTGTCAAAATATAGTTTTATAAAATCAGAATTAGTTGGTTTAATTACTACTTCAACCTCATCTGGTATTATATTGTTAGCTTTTAGAAATTGAAGTGGAAGACTTATTCTTCCTCTTTTGTCTATTTTTAATTTTGCAATGTTCATTTGTTTTCCTTTTTACAATATTTACAAGTTTTTCTTTTTAATCCATAAGTAGGTAAGCTTCCATATCTCATTGTCGTTTTAGTGCAATCTATTTCCCATGTTTTTTCACATTTAATGCAATATTTTAATGTGTACTTCTTATTACTTTTTTTTCTTTTTTCTGGTACTTCTCCTTTTAATAACCAATTTTCTTTAGGTTTATAATATTCCATTATTAATTTCCTAACGTTAGCTTTGAATCTTTTATAGCTTTTTTAGCTATATTTTTAAGTGTTCCACTATCTGCGTGAGTTGTTATTATTTTATCTAAAGCATCAATTACTATATCATATTTTTTCCATAATTGTTCTTCTGATACTTTATTTTTAGTATTAATCATTTGTAACTCCTATGTTAAAATAGTTATAAAGGGCACTAAGACGCCAACCTTGTGCCCTTTACTGTTTCATTTGCTACCTTTTTACCTATTATCCTAAGCTAAGCTATAATTGGACTAAAAGGTATTTAAAGACTGTCATATCTTTAAATTCTTTCTAACCATTTATCTATATCTTCTATTACGTAAACTGGTGTGTTGTTTCTAGTAATAATTAATACAGGAGTTGCATCTTTATGTACATTTGCTTCTGCTTGTTTTAACGACTTCCAGATGTTTAGTTTTTCTACGTTTTTACATTCAATAGAATACGGTATTAATTTTCGTGCAGCAGGAGAAAGAACTATATCTTCTCCTGTCATCCCCATTGTTTGAGATTTAATGTCATCTTCTTCTAAGATAGTAAATTTAGATCTAAGTTTATCTCGTACTAAATTTTGCAATCTTCTACCTTTTGCTTTTGATGATTTAGCACTCATAAGACTCATCTTCAAATAACCAACATCTTTTAGCTTCCATTTCAACAACAGTTTCTCCGTTAAGATAATCTCCGTCAAAACCATAAGTGTCATCTGAGGATAAAGTTAACATAGCGTATCTTCCAGAACCTTTAATAGCGACAACTTTACCAGTTTGTTCTATGTCTGCTTTAAATGTTACCCAATTACCAATTTTAATCTTTTTTTTCATTATTTTTATCCTTATTTAATGCTTCTTGACTAGGCATACCTAATAAATTCCATATTTTACCCAATGATTCTTTTCCATCATTGCTTAATCTGTCATAATCAGCAGCTTCTAAATTTGCTAAATTCTCTATAAGATTTGCCATACGTTTATTTTTTGGCATTGGTTTTATTTGTGTTGGTTTTTTCATCGTAACCACCTATTTTTAATTGTAAATGAAGTAAATAACTCTAATTTAGTAAATCCTAGCATTACGTGTATGTTTTCTCCTTGATATGTTGAAAAACCTACACTAATCATAAAGATTCTAAATAAAGTTATTTTATATGTTGTATGTTCTTTATTTTTTATTAACAATCTCTTCAATATCGGAAAACCAAAGAGAGTTAGTACGTGTCCGTTGTTCATATTTTTGTTCCTGTTTTTTAAATAACATTGTTGTAGTTATTTTTGAATCGTGATCGTGAATATATACAATTGTATTCTCACCAGATACTTTTTCAATTGTATTATTTTTTATATGTATTTCTACAATAGCCATCTTAATACCTTTTGTATGTGTAATAAGGCACAAATTGCTAGTCTGTGCCTTACGGTTTTTAGTTTCTTTTGTCAAAAGTAAATGTGTTCCAATCAAAATTGAGCAATATCTCAAATGTAGATTCATCTCTAGCTTTGACAGACTTTACAACACGTTGTTTTCCTCGTGGATTCTTTCCTGTAAATGTGATAAACTGGTCTGATTTTTGTTCTATGGCACTGTTGCCTTTACCACTATGCACATCTAAAGTGTTAGTTTGCTTTAGATTAAACGAGGCTGATTTTGAAATATGATGTACAGCTATTACCATTATATCTTCTTGCATTGCTAAATCCTTTAAACCATTTGCTATTACTTCCTGTCTAGCAAAATCGTCTTTACCAGCATATTTAGCAGGAACACGATCTATTGTGTCTACTACTAATATTTTAGCTTCATGTTCTGACACATGACTTGCTAAATCTTGTATGTCTGGACTACTACATTCAAGTTTAATGTGATCTATTTTTTCATTTGCTTTGCGTATTAAATCCATATCTCTATCTTTTAGAAATTGTATGATTTCAGGTTTTGATTTATTTAAAGAAGCTTGAAGCAGCCTTCTTGACATTGTAAACTCATCAACTTCTAATGATAAAAATAATGTTTTAAGATGTGGTAATTGTGTTATCAAGTAACTTACAAAAGCAGTTTTACCTAAACCAGTGTCTCCAATTAATGTTACTAGTTGACCTGTAGTAAACAAGTGTGATTGTTGCATAAATGGAAATACTGATTTTAGATCAAATTGTCTATTTGTATAGTCAGATTGATAATGGTCAATTAGATTGTTAATCATATCTTCTGCTGTTAATACGTTTGCTTCTTCGTCTAAGTTCTTGTATTTATATAACATACATTTACTATCACAATATGGTTGTAAATCTGGATGATTGCAACCATAATAGTAATCATTCTTAAATACGTCACTTACTATTTTGCTTACTTCAACAGAAGGTAAAGGTTTATCCATGTTTGACATATATGCACGAGCAAGAAAATCACAACCTACTTTATCAAATGCGTATTTTTTACGCCATATGCTCACGAGAGCTAATAAGTGTTTATGTCTTTTACTTGGTACGTGTCCAGCATTATATATGTGTTGAGCACATGTAATAAAACGAGTGGTTTCACCTTTAGCATTATCAAATACTTTACGTATTTCTGCAATGTTTTTACGACTCATGTCCATTGCTTCTAATGCATCTAGTTTTTCTTGTTTTATTCTATGCGGTTTGTAGTCTTGTCTAGGTTCTCTAGCCAAATCTGCAATTTGTTGATAACTAAGAGTTTCTAACTCTTCAAAAGAAACAGGAATTTTATATAATCCAGTTTTTTTATTTAATGAAAATCCAGCACGTATAAGTCTTCTGCTATCGTAGATTAAATCAATATGCTCCCCAAAATCACGTTGCATAGTTGCACGTACTTGTTTTGCTATTTGATTTGAATCTTTAAACTCATATACGTTTGCTAGATGAATGTGAAAACCTTTACCAGAAAACCAAAGGTTATAATGTGTAGGATCTATAGTTAGTTTTTCCATTACATCTACTACATCCATTACTTTTTTACGTGTTTGGTTTCCTAGTTCGTTATCATTAATTATATAATCAACATCAACAACAAGTTTATCTATGCTTTGTACACCGTTAAAACCAACTACTGTTTGATTTTTAGATACAAAGTCAACAATAGTTTCATCATATAAAAACATAGATCTATATATTTCTTTACCAATATTGTTTTTTGCTATTTCTGCAAATTCGTTTATTTTGCACAATTGATTACGATTACTAATACTTCCAGTTGCGTATTCTATGTACCAGTTTTTATTCTCCATGTAGTCTCCGCACTTTCAGTGTTAATGGGTTCAATGGACGTAACATCTATTTCATCGAGTTCGTTTCCAGCTTTTAATGTTCTCCAAGCTCTGCTCCAAGTACTAGGGGAATGTTGTTTCCCCCAATACTCTTTGCCATACTCGACTAATGTAGTTTCGATTTCGTGGGATGCCACTGTATCTATACCACTTTCCAATCTGTTACTCAACCATTCTTTAATAATGTGACTTACAGTTGGCTTTTTCATAATTAAATGTCAAAGCTTGTGTCAACATTAGTAGGTGTAACTGTAGGTGGTGGTGTAGATGGAGCGGTAAAAGAAGGACTAGAATCATCTTCTGCTGCATCTTTAATCCAACCATCTTGTACATCTTTAATTACTTTATTTTTTAATGTACCTGCTGGTGATCCTGCTGGAGCAACAATTTGATATGTGTTCCAGAAATTCTTACCAGTTTTTTTCATTTTATTTGTTTTATAACTACAAACCATAAACTGTTTACCAACAACATCATCTAACCATGATTCAGGAAGTGTGTAATCATCATTCATTAATAGATTCTTTTTATTTAAAGTAGCTTCAAAGAATGTTCGTACTTTAAATCCAGCACCCCAAGATTTAGAATCTGTTATAGGAAGATCTTTTTTAACATTACCATGAATAGTTAATGTTTTATCCCAGTCTTGTCCGTCATTATATTCTATGGTTAGAAACATGTCAAATGTAGGATTGTATGTTCCCCATTGTTTTTCTGCATCATACTCTATTTGTACAGATTTAACTGTACCAGTTGTTTCAAATCCACCATTCATTATTTAACTCCTTTATTTTGTTTACGTAGTTCTTTTATTTGTTTACTTATTTTATCAATAGCTTGTTGAGCACGTTCTTCTGTTACATTATCGTTAATTAAAGTACGTACTTTTTTAGGCATATCTGTTCCATTAAAAACAGGATCTCTGCTTAAACGTTCTAGTTTTACATTCTGATTAACAGTAATATGTCCTTTTGTAGCTGGTTTACCATTGATTAAGGTTTCTTTTCTGTTGTCCATACTGTCTGTATCTGCTGTATCATCAATAGCAAACAAACCATTACAAGCATATTTTCTTGCATATGAAGAAGCAGCACCTGTTATTTGACTGTCGTCCATACCTTTTTTGTTTACAGCTTCTCTTGCCCATCCTTCAGTTGTAATAGAATCGTTTCCATCACCAAAAGTAGCTGTTGCTTTGATATAGTTGAATCCATTAACTCCTACAATTTCATCAGATACAGTAAGGTAACAACCAGTTTCATTTAGCAATGGTTTTATTCCTTCAAATATATCTGCTAAATTTCTGTAGTTATATTTACCAAAGTTATTTGTATGACCTTTTTCTACTTTTAGTGAGGTCTGTATTACATTTAGTTTTTCATGAATACTCATGTCTTTCATTTTAACTCCTATTGTTATTTTATATATGTTCCTTACATTGTTTACATATGTTATGGTCTACAATTATTTCAGCACCACAACAAGGTGAAGTGGCACAATCTGGACACCAAGGCTGTTCGTTGCTGTAAGTATAATCTATATGTACATACTCAAAGCAACCTTCGCATAAATTCCAATTATCTTCTCGTTCTGTGTATTCTACACTTTCTAAGAAAGTATCTAAGAATTGATTACTGCCTGTTGTTATTTCTTCTGTTAATCCAGTATTCCACGTTGCGGTTACTTTGCAATCAATTATCATAGGTGGTTCTGGCTGTTTAGTTTTCATGTAATGTCCTTTACATAAATTCTAAGGTCTTCAGACATTTGCTGTATATCATTAGCATAATCTTCTATTTCTTCAGATTTGCTTAACAATACATTCCATTTTGCATCTAAAGATTGATAATCAGTTTCAGCTTTTTTTAGTTGGAGTAGTTTTGCTGTTATATACACCATTCCATCTAATTGTTCTTCTAATGCTTCTTGTAACCAATCACGACCATCATTAACATTTAGTTCTTCATTATATTCTTTTTTACCTTTTTCCAATCGTTGTTCAATAAGTTTTACAATTTGTTTATTCATTACATGTTTAACCTTCCCATTGCTACGTAAAATAGCTCTGGTGTTAATCGTTTTAAATTACCATCAACACATCGTTTAGCCATACGTTCTACAACAGTTACTAATTCTCTTTCTATCATTTCAGTAGAATCAGGTGTTAATTGTATTCCAGTATTACTAAAGATCTTTTTAATGTTTGTTTTTGTTGGTTTGTTCATGTTTTTATCCTTTTTTGTATTAGTTTAATTAGCCCCTAGAAACGCAAATGTTTCTGTAACCGTGTGTGTTTATAGTTGGCATACTTATCGTCATAAGGTTATTGCCCAGCATTTTTACAGAGTTATGATAGTTTTTGATTCTATGTTCTGTTCATCGGTGATTAAACTAACAATAAAGGAAGCAGTACAAAGTGTAGAGATGCGGAGTCTCTTAACCGAGGTAATAACATGAGGATGCACTGCTTCCATATTTATAATTAACCTATTCCAAAATGATCTAATATTCTACTATGTAGATCAATATGCTTTTCTATTATCTTATTAGGTTGTGTACTTTTTAGAGCTTCTGTATTAGCATTGTATAATGACCATGCATCTTTATTCATAAAGTCTGCGTATGGTGGATTGTTCCAATGTTTAATAGCATTTTGAGCTTGTCTAGCTAGTAGAGTTTTGTGTCCTAAAGCTTTACCAATAAACGCATATGCATCATCATTGTTTATTTCAATATTCTTTAGTTTTTCAGCGTCTTCTTCAATATTAAATAACTTATCTTTGCTATTGTATATTGTAGTTACTAGCTTTTCTTTTAGATCGTCAAATACATTTTTTGTATGTTTTCTCATGTACGTTACTTCACCAGTAAAGGCCATGTTATCACAAACAAATAGCGTAGCTCCTGAACAGAATCCAATAGACATACTTTTATCATGACTACTACGTATTCCTACAGCGTGTCCTATTTGATCTTGTTCATCTTTCCTATATTGCAATAATCCAAACATTCGTTGATCTTTTGCTGATACAGCTATTTTTTGATCTACAAATTCCATATCTAATAAATCATCACATACTCTTTTTGTATTTAATAATAATTCACCAAATGATACTGGCTCATATGTATTTGTTTTTTGTGGTACAAATGATAAAGCAGGATCATCAAACCCTATTGGTCTACCGCCACAATGCATTAAAAATGTGCTATTCATATTCTTTATTCCTCTTTTTTGTTAAACATTTCTTGACATTTAAATACTACGTCACATAATGTTCGTATTTTTTCGTTGAGTTCCGCACTAACTACATGACTATATCTGTATGCACTTAGTGAATCAGCTATTAACTGTGCTTCTTCTTGAGAATCAAAAGCTAATGCTGGTCTTTTGTCTGGAGCTTTAACTTGTTTCACAATATTTTAAGCGTTTCTGATACAATATTTTTTATATCGTTTACCATATCCCAATACAAAGCTGTTTTATCTATATGTTTCTTTTTGTATTCTTTTTGATTTATTTCTAATTGAGAACGAATTTTTAATAAACCAAGTCTTAACTCAGCTATGTCTTGTTCTCTATTAAGAAGTAATTCATTTTGCGTATAAGCAGCATGCTCCATTTTATCATATTCTATTTGCAATGATTGGGTTTCTTCATTTGAATGTATTCTATTCATAATGTTATCGACTCCTTTTCTGTTTTATTTATTATTTTAATTGTGTTTTTAATCATATGTTTTTTTGCAACTTCCATTGTTAATGATGTATCTATTGTTATAAGATTTTCTTTAACTAAATTCATTACTTTTTTTAGTTTTTCAAGTTCTTTTAGTTTTTTAGCTACATGCATTTCTTTGTAGTATGTATCCATATCATATCCTAGTTCTAACCAAGGCTCACTCATGATGTCTCCTTGCGAGTATCTTTCCAGTTTAAAAACCACATCCATAACAAAAGAGTAATAACTACTATTATGTTAGATCCTATAAACCATGAGATGTACAACATCCAGTTTGGTATATCAATAATGACCATTACTTTTTCTCCTTTTTAACATCGGTTATAATTGCTTGTTCTACACCTACATCACCCATAATTCTTACAAGTTTAGATAGCTGTGCACCTGATTGATTATGTTTAGTTTCTATAGTAGCTCCACCTACAAGTAATTCAACGTCATACCGTTTTTTATCAATAACAAAATCAGCAGCAGTCCTTGTTCCATGAGCTGCTAATTTTACCATTTGATTTAATGCCATTCCTAAATAGCTTGCACCTTTAGCAACTGCTGTAAATGTTCCTAGCTTACTCATACAGACTCCTTATTGTTTTTTATTATAGTTAATTCATTTAGTTTATCTATTGTATTGTTATAATTTGGTAAACTATGTTTAACGTTGTATTTGTTCTCTAGAAACGAGTAAAATAATTTTCTAGACACATCTTCGCTTACATGAAAATCTTCTTTTAAATCACTCATTATGTCGTTCATACGTTCTTCCATATAATCTTCAGTGTGTTCATACAGTTTATCAAAAATGTAATCTGTTTCTGTTGTACTCATAAACTATACCTCGCTTTATCTGAATCTTTTTTTATTTGATCTATTACACGTATTAGTTCCTTGTTTACCAATGTTATTGTATGTTGTATTTTTGTTGCTTGATAATACAAGTCATCTAATTGTTGACTAATGCTATTTAAATCATTTGGTACGCATCCTAGATCTATAATTGCATCTGATAATGCTTCTCTATCGTACACGTTTTTAATGTTATTATTTTGTAACGTTTTTGTATATTGCATAATTACTCCTAGTATCGTTGGTTAAGTTGTTAATATAAACACCTGTTTTTGTATATTCTTCAAAACAATCAGAACAATATGGTGTATCGTGATAGGTTTTTACAAATTCATCAGACCAAGGCAGTCTTTTTTCTTTTATAACTTCTTGGTATTGTATTGATGTATACGGATGTATAGTGCATTTCATATGTTGTAACTCCCATTTATATTATTAGAAATAAAGGAAGCAGTCTAAATAAATAAACTGCTCCCTCATGGTAATTTAGTTAGTCATAATAGACCATTACCTATACTTAACCAGAGTATAAATTGTCCTTTATTACTTTCTTGTTATATCCCTTAAAACGCCTCATAATGTAACATATATGTTCATAACAAACTATTTATATTTGTACTCAGAAGCTTGTTCATCTGTTCTTAAATTAAAAGTACTGAGCGAAGCACCTTTTAAATAATAAAATAACGTGCGTTAGCACCTTAATAAAAAAGAAATACAAGGATTTCTCCCTGTACTTCTTTTCTTAGATGTTATGACACTAAATTAGACCTAGCTATCATGAACCGTACTGAACCTTTGTCTTTTGATAAGACTTCTATTGGTTCATTAGTATCTTTATCAATAAATAGACTCATGCCTTTTGGTATTAGCTCTGTTTCTACAAATGTGTCCATTTCTTCTAGTCCCTCTTCAGTAGTTTTTACCCAAAGATTATAAATCCATTCGGTAGTTTTATCTTCTGAAGCTTGAGAGATACTAGCATTTTCATTGATATATGCTTTGCTATTTTCTGGATCTTGCTTTGATCTTCTGATCCATACATTATTATATCCTAGCTCTGCACTTTCTACAGCTTTAGATCTCATTTCTGTTAGTATTTGTTTTAGTGTTTTCATGTTATTTCCTTGTACTTTGGTTAAGTGGCATAATTGCCAGACATAAAGGAAGCATTTCTCCCTTTAATTTTTGTTTAAAACAGTTGAGTATAATATATACAATGATGTTACGCTTAATGATTCAAGGTCTATTTTTAATTGATTTTTACAATCTTCTTCTTGCATCTTTTTATCATAAATAGTTTGACCAGCTAATACCATTTTACAATCTGCATTTTTTATTATATCATTTATAATAAAATGTTTTAGTTTATCCATTATTATTCTCCTTAATTATGTTTCAGGGTTAGCTTTGCTGAATTTGTTTTTAAATGTTTTTGCTATATCTTGATTGGTATAGCGTACAAATTCTTGAGGTGTGCCTTTCTTTAATTCTAGTGCTATAGCTCTACCTTTGTTGATTACTTTACTTACTCCAATGGCAGTAGCTCCTAGTGCATACCAGCCAGTTAGTTTTAATGACTCTTTAATATCTTTCATGATTATTCCTTTGTTTATGCTTGCCACATTACTATCTATCATTACCCTTTAAATGTGGGAGGACATTACGTTGATAGAACCACTTTTTGTAGACAAGCATAAAGATGTTAAGTTGATTAAGTAAAAACCAAATATAAAGGAAACAGTTCTAGAAGAGCTATTCCCTTTACATTTGTATAGTTATTTTATTTACGTTTAATTAATTTGTATAAATGCATACCTATCATAATGTAAACTGTTAGTCCACACGTGTATGCTATTAGTTGTAATATTTCCATTATTTTTTCTTCCTTGTTTGATGAGGGTTATTGATGATTAAGTAGTTTGGTCTTGCATACATATGAGGATATATCTTTTCAAGCTTTTGCCATGAGTATTGGTCTTCGCCAGTTTCTTCATCGTAATTGTACTCGTTAATTACAAATGGAAATTGTTTTCTAAGCAATTCTGTAGCCTCACTATAATCCTTTGCATAAACATATATTTTATTGTATCCAGTTACATTGCCAGTTGATATATCAGTAAATTCGATTACCATTTTTGCTCCTTTGTTAAGTTGTAATACTTATTGTATTATCAGAGATAAAGGAAGCGTATTGTAAGTGGTAATATGTGTGCATGTACATGGTAGATGTGTATGGATTAGTAGATACTTACGTGCGTGTATACGCATAAAGTGTAAATGATCACTCTGTATCGGCTGCGAAGTATGAGCAGGGGTAAGATACGAGGATCGTAAGGGTGGGTTAAATGTAGCTCTTAGGGTAAGCTCGCTTACACCCAGTAGTTAAGTGGAACTAAAAAAGTCAACTCAACCTAATAAGTAACGTGCAACCCAAAACATAGGGGGTACCATGTAACATGTTCCTTCCACTCACATTCTAAAATAACTTTCTAAAGGAGTACATGGAACTTTATTCCAATTAAATCATTGTATTAATATAGATAGCAATATTAACTTAAAGTAGAACATGGATAAAAAACGTAACAGAGAATACGAAGTACTGAATGTCAATACTGGCAAGTGGGAGCAGAAGACTATGACAGAAAACCAATATGAAGATATATTGAATAACCAAGAAAAGAACTTAGAAGCTATTGAAGCAGAGTATGAAATCGTATCAAAGATTATAGCTCAGCAGATTGGAGTAGATCATTCTGATAAAAAGAGTATGGATTAATAATAGTATATATATATATAACCATATAGTATACTAACATATAGCTATATGGTAGTGTAGCTACACTTGTGAAAATAAAAAGAAAAATTAAAGGAAAAACAAATCATTACCCTGTATACAGCAAGGAAGAGGCATCAGCAAAAAAGATTCAATACGTGCCTTGGAAACAAGCAGAGGTAGGAGAATGGGCGTTAACAGATGATGGTTACGTATCTGAATGTTTTGACCGCAAGAGTTATACCGATAAAGCTGGACACGTTAAAACGTTTATTAAGCTTACGTGTGGAGTAGGATGGGATTCTAGTTTTTCTAAAATAAATTTTTTGGTAAATCACGAATATGGAGTATATAGTAAAACAAACCCTAAACGAACATGGGATGAGGAAGAAAATGGTAAAACGAGGAGTAAAAATACTGTTAATGCTTACGCAAATATGCTATTGGGGAGCAATGCGGTTGACTTTAATGTTCTTGGACAAATCTATAGACCTAACCAACAAACTCCAGCAGCCACCGTCCGAAGATTCCTCAAGCAAAAAGTGACAAAACGCATGGTTGAAAAGAAAATTAAAGAATTACTGCACGATAAATCTATTAACAAAGAATTTGCACTAGATAATATTGTACGTGCATTAGCAATGGCAGAAGACAAAGGGGATGTAAACAATTTTTTAAAGGCAAATGACTATCTAATGGACTTATTAGAGATGAAGCCAAACAAACAAATGATTACAGACACAGTTCAAGTAGATGTTACGAAACAAATAGCAGATACTATAGCCAAAGAAGAGAAAAAGGTAACCTTACAACGGAAATCAGAAACAAATGAACCAGCCGAGTGATATAGACAACGAATACGAAGGCTTAGACGAGAATAATCTTATTCACGAGCAAATTGAAATAGCAGTACGAGCATTACACGTAATTGCTGTGATGCATGAAGGAGATCCTGCGTTTATGTCTACAGTAGCTATTGATGCCTTGAAAGAAATGGAGACATCTGGTTATTACTATGATACCTTTATTACAGATCATCTTTAATGGCTGCATATTGTGCCTTAAAAGAGAAAAACTGTGTGTTTGCAGGTAAGTATAAGGATAACACACATTGCGGTCTTAAAACGGGAATTTTATTAGAAAGTAAAATAGTGAATATGACAAAGTGTCCTAATAAGCCTAAAAAACGAAAGTAGTAATGGCAAAAAAAGACCAAGACTTTATAAAAAAGAAATTAAGCAAAAACATGATTATGTTTGGAAAAGTAATTATGTCTAATATGTTTTCTGCTGCTTCCCCTGATTTTCATTACAAAATAGCAGAGTCTTTAGTAGACCACTCTCAAAAACAAGTAAACATTATTGCCCCACGTGGTCACGCTAAATCCTCTATCGTTGGAGGTGTATATCCTTTATTCCATATTATGAATGACAGTGGGGCAAAACTTATTGTATTAGTGTCTAGAACCCAAGATCATGCGATTAAGCTATTGGGTACAATAAAAGATACAATAGAGTACTCAGAAACTTTTCGACAGGTCTACGGATATTGGGGGCAACATAGTGCAAAGCAATGGTCAAAGACAGAGATAGAGCTAAAAGATGGGTCTATGATTATTTGTAAAGGCACAGGCCAACAGCTTCGTGGTATTAAAGTAGGTAGCCAACGCCCTACTCTTATTATTGTAGATGATCCTGAAGATGAGAATAATACTAAAACAGCAGAAGCAATGGAGCAAAATCTTCGTTGGTTGCTACAGAGTGCTGTTCCTTCTTTAGATCCGCAAAAAGGAAAGATTATTGTTATTGGTACTCCTCAGCACCAGCGATGTTTAGTAGAAATATTAAAACAAATGGAAGGTTGGGTAAACATGCACTTTAGTCCTGACTTAGATAAAAAGAAAGCTTTGTGGGAAGAGTGGCAACCTATTGATAAATTATTACAAAAGAAAAGAGAACTGGAATCTATTGGACGTTCCTCTGTGTTTTACAGAGAGTACATGTGTCAAATTGTTGGAGATGAAGATCAATTGTTTCAGCAGTCTTATATCCAGTATCATGATTATACGCTAAAGATTGATAGCTCAGATAATCATTATTTAACCGATGGGGAAAAAGAAATCCCTGTCAATGTGTTCATGGGGGTTGATCCAGCTTCTTCGGTACGCAAGACAGCAGATTACTCTGTAATCATGCCTGTAGCAGTAGACGAAAACAACAATAGGTATATTCTCCAGTATTACCGCCAGAGAGCAACCCCTATGCAACTAGCAGAAAGTATTATTGAGTACTTTAAGCTATTTAAACCAGTAAAAGTGCGAGTAGAGAGTGTCGGCTATCAAGAGATGCTACGAGAGTACTTAAAGCAACGATGTGATGAAGAAAAAATATTTATATCAGGATTAGAGATAAAAGAAAATCCACGTACAAGTAAATCTTCACGATTAGAAACAATGCAACCTTACTTTGCTCAAAAGAAAATGTTTATGCTAAAATCAATGGAAGAACTAAAAGATGAGTTGCTGTTATATCCTCGTGGAAAGCACGATGATTTACTGGATGGTTTATTTTATGCTATGAAAAAATGTTTTGTACCTCATCATAAAAGTGTAGAAAAAGCACAAAAGAAAAACCTAGACTTTAATCATGTAGATGATATAAGTTGGAAAATATCATAACGTGGAACTTTTTATTAAAGTAAACGTTTAACTTAACAAAGTCGATCTTTATATTGCATAATAACGCCCCTAAATCAAAAGAAGTCCAACTTACCCAAGATTTATTGTCTGATTATTCATCTGCAAGACAGAATTGGATAAAGCAAGCTGTTGAAGACAATGAGTTCCGTAATGGAAAACAATGGACAGATGATCAAGTAACTGCTCTACGCAAACGTGCTCAAGAGCCATTGGTTGTCAATGTAGTATATAGTGCGGTAGAGCAAGCAAAAGCAATGCTTACTGCAAACAATCCCAAATTCCAATCTACTGCTAGAGAAAACAGCGATGCTAAAGTAGGTAGAATGTTTTCTGATTTAATGGCATATGTTTGGGATAGCTCTAATGGAAACGTAGAACTAAAACAATCTATTGATGATTACTATGTAATGGGCATGGGAGCGATGATGGCATATATTGATCCTGAAGCTGATTTTGGTGCAGGGGAAGTAAAAGTACAGGCAATCAATCCATTAGAATTATTTATTGATCCTAGTAGTAAAGATCCTTTTTGCAGAGATGCAGCTCATATTATTGTAGGAAAAATTGTATCTGAAACTCAATTGATTTCTATGTATCCAGAGTTTGAAAGCGTCATTAGAGAGAGTTCTGAAACCAGTTATTTAAACACAGTTTCTGAATCAAGGCACTCTTTATACAGTGAAGATGTTACTATGAAGCGTAGACAGACAGGTTCTTCTATTACAGGAGAAAGAGAAATTGAACTATTTGAGCGTTATACAAAAGTAAAAAATCCTTATTTTAAAATATATGATCCTCGTAGTAATGATGAAAAAGTTTTAAATGAAGTAGAATATGAAGAGTACAAGCAAGAACCAGTAATTGTAGTGTCTAATGCAGAAGGGGAAACAATTTATACAGACAAACAAAATGTCACTACATACACTCAAATTATACAAGAATTAGGATCTTCTAAATTTCATTTAATGATGGATCCTCAAACAGGGCAAAATGTACCTATGGCTGGAGAAGAGCACAGTGGCTCTATTCCAAACTCTACTACAACAATAGATCTTCTTACCAAAGGAGACCTTATTGAAAGTAAAGAAATTATGGTAAATGAGATAGAAGTAACTAACGTACAGCAATGTGTTAGCGTAGGAGATCATCAATTATATATGGTAGATCTCCCTATTGAAGAATATCCTATTGTGCCATTTATGAATGGGTTTAATCGTAATCCATACCCTATGAGCGATGTACGACTAGTAAAAGGATTACAGGAGTACGTAAATAAAATACGTTCTCTTATTGTTGCTCATGCTTCCAGTTCTACTAATGTAAAATTATTAATACCTCGTGGTAGTATGAACAAAGCAAACCTTGAAGCAGAATGGGGAAAAGCAGGTACTGCTGTTATTGAATTTGATCCTGAATTAGGACAACCAATTGTAGCAGCTCCAGTTCCTTTGCCTAATGAGTTATATAAAAATGAAGCAGATGCTCGTGCAGACATAGAACGTATCTTAGGTATTTATGCGTTAATGCAAGGCGATCAGGGAGGAGCACCTCAAACCTATAAAGGAACTGTTGCTCTAGATGAGTACGGACAAAGAAGAATTAAATCAAAGCGTGATGATATTGAAGAATGTATTAATCAACTTGCAAAAGTGGTGGTTAGCCTTATTCAATACGTATATACAGATCAAAAAGTATTCAGGTTAATGCAACCTAATAATCGCCCTACCGAAATACAGATTAATCATCCCCTTTATGATGACGTTGGTAATCTAATGGGTAAAGTAAACGATATAACTATTGGTAAATACGATGTTATTGTGTTATCTGGTTCTACTCTTCCTTCTAATAGGTGGGCACGTTTTGAGTACTACATGCAGTTATACTCTTCAGGTTTAATTGATCAGATTGAAGTGCTAAAGCAAACAGATGTTGCAGATATGGAAGGTGTATTAGAAAGAGTAGGACAGATGAAACAAATGCAACAACAGGTTCAAGCACAAGCTGAACAGATTAAAGATCTTAAAGGAGACTTACAGACAGCACAACGTGAATCCTTACATGATCGTAAGCGTGTAGAAGTAAAAGAATTTGAAAAGAAGCTTGCAAAAGCAGAAGCAAAAGTAGAGATGGCAGCTAAACTATATCAAACACGTTTAGCAGATGATCTTAAACTGGCTAAAGATGATATAGCAGAGTTTGATCAACGTAGAAATACTTCTAGAGAAATGAATCAAGAAATGCTAAGGCTGGAGGAATAATGAGTTTTTTAAAAGGAACATTAGGAATGATTGGTGGTGGGATGGGAGCAATGGCTCTTCTAAATGAAGGAGAAGGTGAAACTTTTACTTCATATCCAGAACAAAGCAGATTAAAACAATTAACAGAATCTAAAGAAAAAGATCATGAAATATTATGGTCTACGTTTGTAGGAGAACCTGAAGGTAATGATTATAAAAGTTTTCTTAATGCTAGTTTAAGTGAAAAAGCACAAATATTAAAAAATAGAGCAAGTGATACAGATGATGTTTTATGGAGATCTAAAGAATGGATGAGAATATCAGGTAACCCTAAAGCAAAAGAAGACTATATACCTAGTGCTTTAGAGTATGCTAATCCTTTTACAAAAGATTTACCATCTGGCAATCAAATGATGTCAGAAGATTTTAGATAAAAGAATTGAAGAAAGCGGTTGCTGGAAATATCCAAATCGCAAAGGAAAAGTAATGGAGAATATCTTAGAAACACGTAATGCTGATCAACCACAGACAGAGAATGTTAGTGTGCCAGTAGAGCAACCTAGCATTTTGTCAGGGGAAGCACCTGTAAATAACACAGGCGTGGTTGAACCAATTACGAATGAAGCAACACCAGAGACTACCCCTGATGAGACAACTCGTTTTGAATATTGGCAGTCACAAGCTGATAAAGCCAAGGGTGAATTAAGTACAATTCGGAATGAACTAGATTATTATAAGAATAGTCTTGCTCCAGTAGAGCAGATGATTCGTAGTAATCCTGAAGTTCTGAACCAATTAGAACAGTCACCCTCCAATGGACAAGCTCAAGGATACCCAAACGGATTTCAAGAGACTTCACTGAAGGAGCCATCAGCACCTGAAAGACCACTTTCATACAGCGAAGTAGATGCATTAAATGATCCAGAATCTGAATCGTTTAAGCATAGACTAGCTAAAGAAAAATATCGAGATGATTATCTTGGTTTTTTACAAAAAAAAGATCAAATAAGAGAGAAGGAATTGCAAACACAATACCAAGCTCAAATGCAACAGCAACAAACTCAAATGATGCAGACACAGGCACACAGCCACGCTGTAAATGCTTATGGGTACGATGCTAATAAAGCAAATGAATTTGTTCAGTGGGCACAAAACCCTGACAATCTAACGATGGATAATTTAGCTAAGTTGTTTGAATTAAGAACTAGTACTAACCCAGTAGTGCAACAAAAAACACAAGAAATGCAAAACCAAGCACAACGTTTAGCAATACCTAAAACTGCCGCAGTGCAGACTGGTAAAGCTGAACAACCACGTTCGGATGAGCAGATGTTTAGCGATGCGTTATTAGGAAGGTAATAGTTGTAAAGTAAACTAAAATATGCTCTGCAAAAGAGTAAAATTAAAATGGGAGTTATAAAATGGCAGCTACAGAAAAGCTACTAAAAGCTTCTGGTGTACTTTATACGGATAGACGGAATTTTTACGTAGATCCGCAGGTCACTAAGGAGCTATGGACAGACGTTGCACCTTTTACTACAATGATTAGTAATCAAGAGCAACGTAACGTTCCAGATCCAGTGTTTAAGATGTTTGAACATCGTAATCCTTGGGTAAAACAAGAGTTTCAAAATGCTGGTGAAACAGTAACATTGGCAGTTGATGGAACAGAGAGTGCAGCATTAAACATTGATAACATACAGGGATTAGCATCTAGTGTTGACAGTAGTTATGTAGGACTTGTTGTTGAAATATGGAACTCTGCAAAAGACAGTAAAAAAGCAACAGCACTTATTTCATCTAGTGTAGATGCAGATGAGATAAAAGTAAAAATTATTAGCACTGAAAGTGGAAGTAATTACACTTTAGTAGATGATGATTACTACTTAGTTATCGGTAACGCACATGGTGAAGGTAGTTCATCTCCAGATGCATGGTCTGATGAATTAGATGTTGTTTACAACTCAACTCAGATTTTTAAAACACCTTTACAAGTTACTGGTACGCTAGAAGCGGCAGTACTAAGAGGTGAGTCTTCTGAGTTAGCTAGACTTCGTAGAATGAAAGCTCAAGAACATAAAATGCAAAAAGAAAAAGCATTTTTGTTTGGTCAAAGAGTAGGTGGAACTGGTCTTGGAGATGCATCGTATGATGCTGGTAACTTGGGTTCAGATCCTGCGGAAGGTGTTTTAGCTGATGGTGGAAGAGCAGATTCTGATGGAAACCTTATTAGGACTACATACGGAATTATTTCCGCTTTAGATAAATACGGTAACTCTACATCTAGTCATGATGCTCAAAACGTGTTTTCTGTAGACTCAACTTATAGCTATGGTAGTTTTGTTGATGACATGGAAAAAGTATTTCAGTATATCCCAGAAGCAGGTGTAAAACGTGCTTTTTGTGGTGCTGGTGCTTTAGGTTACTGGTCTAAGATGGCAGGTGACTCAGGATTAGCTGGCAACTCAGGTTGGTCAGTCAATCTTGGAGACATGAAGCGTGATGGACTTGGTTTCAATTATCGTGTATTAGAAACACCTCATGGTATGTTGCAGTTAATTCCAACTCCAGCATTACGTGGGCCTTACAATAAATACATGGCTGTTGTTTCTGATGAAAATCTATTCCATGCTATTTATAGACCTTCTATGTATCAGACTAACATTAAGCAAGACAATGCTTTTGATGGTGTTAAAGATCAATACATGTCTGATGAAGGTGTAGGAATACAGCTAATTGAAAGTCATCACTTGTTTAAAATCACAGCGTAAGGAGGCTAATTATGGCTAGACCTTATTTAGGTGGTTCAAGTGCAGGTATCAAAGAGCTAACAGCAGTATCTACTTTAAGTAGTGCTGATAGTGGGAAAGTGTTTATGCTTAATTCAGCTACTGAATTTGCTACTACATTACCTGCTCCTAGTAACACAGGTTGGGAAGCTACTTTTATTGTGAAAGCAGCTCCTTCTAGTGCTAGTTACACAATAGTTGCTCCTTCTGGTGCAATACTAGGTTCCGTTAGTGCTGGTGCAGCTGATGACGTTGCAGATACAAGTGATGGTAGTGATACTACTATTACTTTTGTTGATGGTCAAGCAGTTGCTGGTGATTATGTAAAGTTAGTATCTGATGGTACAAACTTCTACATAGTTGGAGGACTTGGAAAAGTCGCAGCTGGTATAACGATTAGTTAATAAACAAAACAAGTTGGGGGAGTGTAATGCTCCCCTAACATTGAACATATGACACAACAACAATTAATAGAAACAGTAAAGCAACATCATCCAAACTTATCGGATACTCAAATAAGAATACATTTGAATACCGCTATGAAAGAATTTTGTAGAAAAACTAGAGTACTTGAAACTTTGTACACTTTTAATACTGTTGCAGGAAAAAGATATTATAACCTCGATGATGCAATTGTAGAAGTAAAAAGAGTAGACTACGATAATTATCAAATACCTAGATTAGTTGGTCAACCAGAAAAAATAGATACGGATGTATAATGTCAAGTAACGAAAGAACAAGTGCATTAAAAAAAGTATATTGGATTGAAAGAGATGCTATAGCAATTGCACAACGATCTGATAGCGATACAAGTACAGATTATGTATCTGTAACTGAAGTTAAAACAATAAATGTACATGCAGTTAAAACAGATGAAAAATTTGTTGCTTCTGGTTCAGGTATATCAATGGATGAGTCTTCTATTATTCCTGAAGAGTTTCACGAAGGATTAACATATTACGTTATAGCAAAAGGGTATGAATTAAAACCTGAAACATTACAAGCTTCTGTTTTTTGGAGAGGTTTATGGAAAGAACAAATTTCTGAAGGAAAAACATATGCAAATAAACAACGAGATGGCTCAAGCTACCACATACAACAACACGATTTTTAAATGACAATATTTTCTGAATTACATAAACAAGGTGGTCAAGTAAAAGGTGTATCAGCTGGAGATTTTGAAAACGATCAAGACTCTATACAGTTAGTAAATACTTCTAATTTTCCTAGTAATGGTGAAGTTGTTTTTAAAGATACTTTAGGTAAAGTGCAGACTCTTACATATACAAGTAATAACACAAGTACAAATACCCTTTCTGGTGTGTTAAATTTTTGGGAAGGAGATGGATTACTTGAAACAGGATTTCCTGTTTATGAAAAAGCATATTATCTTTTAGGAGCTAACTACACTGAAGTGAATATAACATAATGCAAAGTTTTAAAATACAAATAGAAGATTTAATTGGAGATGTAGCAGATGACACTCTTATTTCAAGTGCTATTCAAGATATTGGAGCAGAGCTAGTAAGCGTAAGTCCAATACAAAAATTAAAAAATTATATAAAAACTACTGCTATATCTAGCAGTGGTTTAAATATTGCTAGTAAAAAAATTATAACAGTAGAAAAAGGCGATTACATTGCTAAAGAAATAGGAGCAAGTGATAAAGCTAAATACAAAGATACAGGAAGTATTTATGCATCAGCTGATACAGATCCTGTTTATTATGTAGAAGCACAATCTGTTTTTGTTATTGGTGCTGCTTCAGGAAACGAAACAAGTGGAGTACTTCACTTTATACCTAATGTACCAACACATGATGGAGACAATGTTATCGTTCATGGATCTACTTCTGTAGAGCATTTTCCTAAAGATGGAATCCCTTTAATTGTATTAGGAGGAGCTATTCGATGCTTGCAACGTGCAATTGCAGATAGGCGAACTAAATTATTATCATATGTACAGACAGATGAAGATCCAGAAATGGCTCAAACAGAAATGCTTGAAGTACAAGCTGCACAAACTCAATTGCAATTAATGGAAGCTCAATACGCTAAAAGTTTAGATATATATAGTAAAACAAATTAACCAATATGCCCATGAGAATTGTCAAGCTCGGTAAGGCATACAAAGGAGAAACAAGATGGCAAAAGGAATACAAGATTATACAGTAAAAGAATCACAGGCACCAATTGTAGCTGCTGAAATAAAAACAGCAAATGGAACCAGCGATGTTTCTTTTACAACTACTACAAGGGGAATTATAGGTATGACCGCTTGTGCAAACTCAGTTACCTTAACTCTTACGCTTGCCGCTGGGGGAACTTTAGTATTGCCAAATAAAGATGCTATAAACGCAATGTTTGCCGCAGGTTCTATTATACCATTTGCTGTAGATAGTTTTAAAATGGGCGGTGCAGAATCTACTTTTTCAATCATTGGAATACTCTAGGAGTTTATTATGGCAATAAGTAGATCAGCTTCACTAACAGGTGGAGGAAAAATATTTGGAGATTTAACTATTGATGGTGACTTAACTGTTAATGGTGATGGTGTAGGAGCTTACGATGAAATAATAAGTGGAGGGTTAGTAATAAATGTAACAGATGGTCAAAATGTAAAAGGTTTGC